AGTAATATTTAACTGCGCTGATCTCCACTGTCGTTTAAAACTGTTTATTTGTACACGGGAGATCAGCGCAGTTAAATATTACTGGTACGCAAACACAAATATACAACTGTACGTTTATGCATAGCCCCGGAACCGCTATACAGTCAAATCCATATAACGGATTAGTGTCAACGGTTAAAAACTGTTTATTTGTAAATATTGGTAATGCAATATTTTATATTGCAAATAACTCGTCTACGGTTACAAATAGTCGATTCATAGCGAGTGGTGGCACTACTAATATAAATGTGTCTTCTCCAACAAATTCTAGTGCTGGTGTAGCCGGTGTCGATTACGGCTATAACTTATTACAGAATATTCAGGCTATTTGGAATCCTAGTACGACAATAGGAAGCGCAAATACTTCTTTCGGTACTGCATCCGGCGCACCAACTACCGATTTATTTGGTGTAGCGTGGTCGGGTACATCTCCGGACGCTGGAGCGATTACATACCGTAACCTAGGTACGATAACCCCTATCTATCAACCGACCGAGCGCAACGCCAGCACCATCACCATCGCTCCCGGCTCAACCTCACAATCCATCGAACTGTACCTAGGTGCTACCGGGCTCACAGCCTCCACCTCTGGTCTCTCAGCCCGCTACAACCGTACACGCACAGCATCTGTCAGCATCCCGCTGGTAGCCCGTACCATCGCGCAGGCGTGGACATCTGGCGGCTTTGCGGAGGTAGACGCAACCAATATGCCGGGCGTGTACAGACTCGACATTCCCGATGCTGCACTGGCTGCTGGTGCTGATGATGCCACTATCGTGATGCGTGGTGCAAGCGGTACTAACGGTGCGGTGATGACAGTCAAACTATCCTCTGGTGGCTTGACATCTGCACAGACTGCGGCGGCTGTCTGGGATCCTGCTTATACGTCATACACTGCTGCAAACTCTATGGGAGCGCGTGTCCTAAAGACTGCAGTGGACAATAGAGTGGTCAATGTTGGAACTGGTCAACACATCGAGGCAAATATTCACGCTGTTGTCGACAGCACAGCAGCTGCATCTGAACTTTCGGGCGCGCTCCTCCATAACGGTACGGACTACATCTCCGCGGATCTGTTGACTCCAGTGTCAGCTGCGACGAGCGTACACATCGGTCCTTATCAACTCCTGGCTGATGGCCTCGGAGCAGATCAGCCGCTCGATGTTAACGTCGGAACAGCGACCAGCATCGATGTCCAGGTAACAGACGCCAACGGGACCGGAATCGACATCACTGGTGCGACAGTCAGCGCGAAGGTATACAACAGCGGTGGAACGCTGGTCGCAACGTATGCGGGCACTGCAACGTATGCGGACAATGGTCGCCTAACATTCGGCTTGACGACTACAGTGACCAACACGTCAGGCACGTACACGGTGACGGTGACCAGGACAACAGGTGCGACGGATACGCAGATATTTGGACCATTGCGATTGTATGTGAGGCCAGTATGAGTGTGAATATTTTGCAGATCACCGAAGACCCGGAACAGGTCACGCAGATCGCGGCCTGGACTGGAGACTGGCACACGTACGTGGTCAGACTCGTCGATGAGAACGGCTCACCGATTGACATCACTACAGGCACGCTGAGCGCCACGTACACGAACGCTGCGACAGGCGTGGCATATAGTTTCGTTACTGGTTCCGTGACGCTCACAAAGTCACTGTCGTCACAAGGTATTGTGACCATCTTGAACCCGGCTGCATACCCGACAGCAGCTGTGATCCGCTTGACATTGTCGCTGACTGTGTCGACCACGGTGCGACGCTTCGGTCCACTGCTGATCGAGGTCCTCGCTCCGTGACAGTCAAGGTCGACCTGTCTGGCTTCGACGACGCTGAACACAAGTTCAATGTTCTGGCTGTCTGGCTTCAGGAGACGGTCTCGAAGGCGTACCGCTTGATGATCGCATCGATGACTGGTCAGAAGTCTGGTCGTGTTTACAAGATTCCTGGAACAGACCGGACGTATCAAGCATCCGCGCCAGGACAAGCACCAGCAGCGCCAACTGGATTCCTGCGAACATCGATCACAATCTCGCCGGTAAATAAATACGAATACGTCATCAGCATCGCGGCGCCATACGGCAAAATACTCGAGTACAAAATGAATCGACCGTTCGCGATTCCTGCATCCGAGAAGGCATGGGCTGGCTTCACGTCCGTCGTAAAGAGGTACTTCAATGGTTGAGAGTCTCGTCGTCGACGAGTGGATCTATGACACGCTCACAGCTGACGCTACGCTCCAGGGACTGCTCGCGGTCGACAATCGAGCGCCTTCGTACCAGCAGGGTATCTATCTATACTTTGCACCGGAGAAGGACCCGATCAGTCTTCGACAGCCACAGGTGCCATACATCGTGGTGCGTCATCTAGACGCTGGTCAGACCGACACGACATCGGTGTGTGGTGGCCGTATCGTGACCACGTCAAGCCATCAGGTGTGGTGCTGGGACACACAGTCTGGTGCTGTCTCGATGGCACGAATCAAGGGCATCGTGGATCGCATCGACACACTGCTCAATCAGCAGACAGTGTCAAGCACCACGCCTCCGTTCTTTCTCAATCGTGCGAGCGTAAGCTCATCGATAGACGTGTCCCAGGATGGACGCGTCGACAATGGCATATCACAAGTCTATGTCGCCACAATAACACCATAGAGGTATCTTTCACATGGCCCGTCCACTACTTGCAAAAGACGTCACACTGACGATCACTTTCACCGCTGCCGCCTTAACTGGTGACACGACTGCACTCCCGGCAACGACTGCGACTTCGGTTCAGTGCCTGGCAAAGTCGTTTTCGACAACAATCACACAGAACATGGTCAACGCCACGGCACTCTGCGCTGTCTTTGAGGCGTCAATGCCGACGACACAGGCTGGCACGGTGAACCTCGAACTGTACATCGACAACACCACTGGTCCACTCTTCACGAGCAAGGTCGGATTCGGATGTGAGATTGACGTCGACCTTGATGGCGCTGCTTCTGTTGCTGGCAATGTCGTCAAGTATTTTGGTATGGTCACAGAAGCAGGGCTGTCCCTGACTCCGGAAGAAACACAGACCGAGACCGCGACCATCAAACTTGGTGTAAGTGGAATCACTGGTCTGTCAGGATCATAATTTGAGTAATTCAATCTTTGACAACATCCCAAAACTAGAGGGTCGACCTAACTATGTAGTCGACATCGAGAGATTCATCGGTGCGCCAGGTTCATTCACATTCCGTGAACCGAAGGCATCCGACCTGTTCCCTCGACCTGAAGTCGAGAAGATGTTGAAGATTGCATTCCCTGAGTTTCCAGCACAGATGCTTCAAATATTGATGATCATGGCACGGTGTTATGTGACTCAACCTGGAGACGGTGAAATCAATCCAGCGCGTCGCTTTGCACAGCTGGCCCGTGACCGGTCCGACATCTACCTCTTTGTTGTCGGACAGTTCGCGGCAGCGTTCCCGATTAATATCGAGGAAGCGGTAGACGAAGTCCCAAACGACTAAACGGGGTGGCGCAAAAGATTCTGTACAACAGTGTGAGACATCTGAAGCGTCATCCCCGTGAGACCGATTTGACACTCGATGAATTTGCCGAAGTCGCATGGGCGGGTGAAGTCTGGGAAAATCAGATCGTTGAGATTGTCAAGGCCGTCATGTCGGTCCTGGCTAAAAGGACACTCTAATGGCGCTTGGCATATTCGACATCATCTTTAAAGTTTCAGGCGCTGGTGATGCTGTCCAGTCGCTGAGGAACATCAAGACAGAAGCGAAGTCGACAGCTGATGGTCTTGATAAAACCAAGCAGTCGACTGACGCACTTGGTAAGCAGTTTCAAGGTCTTCTTGCAGGAGCTGCTGTCGCCGGTTTTGCTAAAGGTGCAATCGATGCAGCTGTGTCATTCGACTCAATGCAGCGTGCACTGGCGACGACTGTAGGTTCTACTGAAGAACTCAATGCACAGATGGACCGTTTGCGTAAAGTCGCACTTTCCCCAGGCATTGACCTAAAACAAACAGTCTCTGGTTTTATAAATTTGAAGGCTGCAAAGTTTACGACGAAGGAAGCAGAGGACGGTTTGCGAGGCATTGGTAATGCTGTCGCATCTGTCGGAGCACCAGCGGAAACTGTTGGTCGTGTTGTCACAGCCATCACACAGATGGCCAATGGGCTACAGGTCAATCAGGAAGAACTTAACCAATTACGTGAAGCACTGCCAAATTTCGGAGTGATTCTGGAGCGTACGTTTGGAACAACTAACACCGACAAAATCAAAAACATGGGATTGTCTGCAAGAGAAGCTGCAAAGCAGATCCTGGTCGGCTTTGGTAAAGGTCCACAGGCAACGGCTGGAATGCAGACAGCGCTTGACAACCTTAACGACACATTCCAGGCTCTAAAGGAAACTGTCGGTGAATTACTGTTTAAGATGTTTAGTGGGTTTGGTCCTGCATTGACGGGTGCAATGGAAACAGTGACAAAGGCCATCAGAGGAATCAGCGAACAGGGTTCAGTACTAAACAAAGTTTTTCAGGTGTTCCTGGCGTTTGGACTCGCTGCCGTCGTTGTTGATCTAGCCTTAAAGTTTGGCATTTTCATCGATGCTGTTATGAAGGCAATCGTGGCAGTTCGCGCTCTTGGAATGACAGGACTTATTGCGAAGGCCTTCATCTCACCTGAAGCGGCAATCGCTTCGGCTGTCGCCGCTGCTGGTCTGGCTGTTGGTGCAGCGATTATCTTTGATCAAGTTATGAAGGGTATAAACACAAAGACTAAGATCGAAGGCACTGGCGGAGCAGCTGCTGGATTGACGCCTCCAGCTGTTTCAGGCATCGGCACTGCTGCCGATACTGCTGCTGGTGCAGCAAAGTCTACCGAAGGCAAGGGCGGCGGACTCATCAACACGATGGTCGACATCGCGGCATATGCAGCCAGGATGCAGGGTGCTTTTGTTGAGATGGCAAAAAGCATGGAAGGTCACCTCTTCGAGATCGCGAAGAACACCGGCTCCACTCGAGATCTGCTTGACCTTCGGAAACAGACATTCGGTGGCGGACGCCTGGGCGCCATCGGTGTCACGGCTGCTGAGCTCAATGCTGGCAACAACGCGACCAACCAGGGTGGCGTCGGCATCATTCCACAGACACTCATCCCGGCATCGACCGACCTCGAGCGCGCTATGCGGAAGATGATGATTCAGCAAGGTCGACAGAATCTCGTCACTGAGATGAGGAGAATCTAATGGCGACTAACTGGCCACTAAAAGTAGAAGTCGACTGTCCTGAGCCACGTCCTAACCTAGGACGGGTATGTGTTGGTGCAGACGGAACTTCGTGGG